TAGCCCGTTGTGGAGCCTCGGCGCTCCTGCGAAAGCACCGGCCGGGACGAGTCGCATGGGCACGCTGCTTTTCCCGACGACGCCTCCGGAATGGAACAACCCGCCAAACAACCCACCGAACAGCCCGCCGAACAAGCCACCTCCACCGCCGAGCCCGCCGAACAACAACATTTGCAACATTTTATTAGCCAATTGCATCGCGATATCCCTCAGCACACTCGACAATTCTCTAGTTCCAGTGATAGCTGACATCAAACCGCTTTCAAGTGTGCTGAACCAGTTTCGGTATCCCGTTTCAAGAGCCATAACCTGATTATTGGTCCTTTCCATCTCAGACACAACAGTTCCGGATATTTCACCTACAACGTCTTTTACGTATCCTTCAGCCATGAGCATCCCGTTAGCCCATGCTTCGATTAGTCGCTGGCCACCTATATCGATGGTGGAAAGGGGTCCTTCCGGGGGCGGCGATTCGCCAATGAAAAACTTAGCCACCCGGCTTGCGACACCTTGCGCCGCCTCAACAGCACTTGCTGCCCCTGCTTTTATCCCCTCTCCCCATGAAACAATGGCATTTTTGCCACCTTCATACATTTCTTGAGTTTTTCTCAACACGTTGCTTATCGCAGCGACTACCTTTTCGATAGCAGCACTTACAGTCTCAAACACTGCGACAATCCTAGGCCCCCATGTCTCGATGAACGCAGCAACATTTTCTAAAACTGTCAGGAGCTTGTCCCCTAGCCATTCCATGAAGGGTACAAGATATTGTCTACGTATCAGTTCCCACCGTTCGCCAAGCTGTTTGTCATAGACCTCCGATGCTTCATTGACAACACCTTCTGATTCTTTGATTGTTTCCATGAGTGCCTTGATGCCTTCCTCGCCGCCCTGAAGTCCCCGTACCATTTCCTGACCTGCCATTTTCCCGAGTATTTCCAAAGCGGCTGTCATTTCACTTGACGACAAATTACCTTCACTTAATCGTTGCAATAACCTTGGAAAGGCGTCTTCTGATACTTTGATCGCTCCGTTTTCGAGTTCCTCAAACTTTATACCGAGTGTGTCTAACGCTTCCATTTGCGCTTTCGTAGGCTTCTCCAACGCCTGCATTGCATAGCGTAACCCTCGAACAGCAGCATCTGCTCCGACACCACGTGATTCGAGATGACCAAGCAACGCTATACCTTCCTCAAGTGGGATGTTTAACGCGGCCATCGAAGGCGCAGCTTTTGCCAGTGCCTGCTGAAGCGTTGGTAGGCTTGCTCCGGTTTTCTGCGATACTGCCAACAAGCTGTCCATGAGTGGTACTGCTTCATCTATCTCTTTATTGAAAGCAAGTAGTACGTTGGTAACATCATCAATTGCTTGTGGCGTGTCCTGTCCTGTCACTTTAGCAAAGTCAAGAAAGGATTGTGTATGCTTTTCAAGATCATCTCCAAGGTCACCGTAACGTTGTTGCAATCTCGTCACGGCTGCCCCGAGTTCCTCATACGAATCAGTGTTCTGCCGGTACAACTTCTGAATAGTCTCTCTAGCTTTTTCTGCCTCTTCAGCGGATGCTCCAGTAGCGACCTGAAATTGCTTGGTGGCGTCGTCAAGTTCGCGCAGATTTTCAAGTCCCGTCTTCGCCATTTTATAGAGAGCGGCTCCAGCGGCAACAGCAGCACCTGCAAGTCCGACCTTCAGCATAGTGGACATGCCTTTTGTCCGCACTTCTGCCGCCTTCATCCCCTGATTAAATTTACTTGCATCTAATCCAAGAGTGCTATAAAGTTCTCCAACTTTGAGCGCCACTGTTACACCCCCCACATCCGCTTGACTGCTCGTTCTGCAACTTCAGGATTGTCTATGATTTGCTTATCGGGTTGTTTCGATCTTCCGATTACGTTGATGAGTGTGCTATTCATCCCAAGACCGCTGAGTAACGTCAAGAATCGTCGCCATGACAAAACGTTTAATTCTTCAACCAAGTTTATGCCGTACTCCCTTTGAAAGTCAGCTTCAATTAACCCCCATTTTTCGATGATGTCTACCGCTTCTTGCTCGTTTTTTTTTGGTCGTCTTTTGTCTCATCTTCTGACTCAACGCCTCGATAAAGACTCCATATCCACTCAAAGATACGTTCAAATTCTTGAATAGTCACACCATCAGCCATCATCTGGTCGAATTGCTCTCTGCCTAAAACGTCGACTCCCATTTGTTCAAGCTCCAGCTCTGATAGTGCTCCTTCCATGCCCTTATTGCGTCGTATCTTGTCGAGTCGCACTACAGCACCCAGTGAAGGCGAAGGGGGCACACTATATTCGCGCCCCCTAACCTTGAACGTGATATTTTCCTGATTTGCTTCAGCAAAGAACGCGTCAAAGTCCCTATACTTGCTACTCATCGCAAGCTCCCCTATCAGCTTTTAGTCACTTTGCCATTGATAGTGATTGTCGCTCCCCAGCTTGTGGCGTCGTTATGTCCGCCACCAATATCAGCAGGTTCCACACTACCACTGAATGTCAGGACTGTTCCTCCCGGTGATGTTAGTTTGAAGTTTCCTATGGCTTCCTCACCGATCTTTTCAGCAAGTCCATCTACTATTTCCTGCCCTGGATCTCTCGCGCCAGTGTCTTTGTCCTCAATGTAGAACCCTTCCATGGTCAGCGTCCTGCTACGTTCTGCAACAAGATGCTCAGCCCATCCCTCGCTGTCGAAACCTGTAGTATCAGCATCTGTTTTGCTTCCGCCAAATGCAAACGTATTGATACCACCAACTTCAACGAAAGCAGCAAGTTCATCTTCCACTTCTATTTTCCATTCTCTTGCTAACACTCTAACTAAAGCCATTATGACTCCTCCTGTCTGTTATTGTCTGTGCGAAGATGGTCGTTTGACCTCTATCGCAAAATTCAAACTATATCTATGCCGCCCATTCTCGTCCTGCCCTATGTAGACAGGCTCGCTTTGTATACCTTCACATTTTACCACCCAATGTCCTCCTGAAACAAAAGCACCACCACCAAACCCATGAAGTACATCATATATCTCCAGCGCCTTTTCGTAACCAGTCCGAGGATCTACCGTCCCCCGGACCAGTATCTGCAATGTAGGCGTGTCGTAAGCGTGCTTGATCGATGCCCCATATCCACCTGACGGATTGACAGCAACAGCGGTAGATGGTTCAGCTGGCAAACGGCCCATGAAGATGTTATTTGCCCCGCCTGTCTCGCTGTAGTCCACAATCCCGTTGTTTGCCAGATATTGCATGACCTCTGTTATGATGCTCATTTGTGCGCGTCCTCCAAACGTTTCCGGATATACTCACGCACATTGTCTACCTGCTCCTTGACCGTCATTTCAAGCCACTTCCAGCGTGCTTTCGGATCGGTATACTCAAGGCCCGGTTCCTCGTGTACCTTGATCGCATATGGCGTGTCGTAGTAGACAGATGCCTGCATCTCCTCTTCATCAACGTCTGTGCTTCCTGAGCGCTCCAGCGTTCCCTCACGGTACGGATTGGTTTTGTTAGCCTCTGTCAGGATATGTTCAGCGGAGTCACGCAACGCTTTGATCTGAGCTTGTCGGATCTTCTTTGTCACGTCGTCGCCATACCAACGCATGAACACGCTCATTTCAGCGTCACCTCGGTATGATGTGGTTTTGCTCCAGCAATGGGATTGTCGAACCGTGCGGAAGTGATTACTTCGTAGTCGTCGCCCTCAAATGTGATTATGCTTTTAGGCGGTGGTTCATAGTCCGGCGCCATGAAAGCTCGTGCGCTTGATACGATCTCCTGACCATTGGAATCCCTGACAAGGTCGCGTTTTTTCTCGAAGTAACAACGCACCTCATAAGGATCTCCATAAGAGGGTCCGTATGGTCCATCGCCTTGGTATTCTCGAATAATTATCATATGACGAAGTAGCTCAAGAGGTATCATTTTGTGTCAACTCCGCAATAGAGCAGCCCCTCCATGAACAACACCTGATATGCCCGTGGCGCGAGTGCCAGATACCGAGTCGAGGACGTTGTGTCACCACCACCACGTGATACGCTGAAGCTCCCTAGCGACATGCTTTCGTATTGCTCTAAAACTCCAATGGAATCTCCAGTTTCCTGCCAATACTCGACTTGTGCGCAAACAGCAATTTTCGCCGCTTCTACATGATTGCTGTTGCTTGTGTTGATCTTCCCAAGCGTACACATGTCTACTAGGACGCTCGCAGCCTCCAAGAGTTTCCCGGAACCTGGCTCCAGTTCGGTTACTGGAATATCAAGATACTCAGCAAGCTCCTCAAGTGTCGCGTAGGCCATTACCGTATCCCCCTAAAGTATTAGCAAAGCGGGGGGATATTCCCCCGCTTTTTTAAGGCGTAACTACCGGAGCCGTCATCACCGCAAAGGGGTACTTGGCCGAGCTCGTCTGACCAAGCGCATGAATGGGATTCGGCACCGCCCATCCAAGCCTCATGACAACTCGCAACGCTACCATGTCATTCTGCATCAGGTTAGCAACCACGTTTCCGGATTCGTCCGTGATTACACCCTCCGTAAACAGTTTGAATCGCATGTCAGCACGGATACTATACACAGCTTGATTCATGTCGCCAGTAATAAACCTGACTACATCGCTCCGCATAGTCCCGTTGCGCACGTATTCAATCGGCAGACCCCAAAACGTGCTGGGCTCGCCCTGTCTCAGTGAAGGTGCAAACAGCGGATTGCCGTTGCTATCCCTCAGGTTACGAAGGTCCTTTTTCGCTGTGGGATCGATGATCCATCCGTTGGGATTGTAACCTACGGCTTCCAATTTCCCCATGAGCTCGGAAGCATCCTCGCCCAAGTCAATTCCAGTTCCCTCGGTAACAGTAAAACCTCGCGCAATTGCTGTCGGTACAATACCGCTCGGCCATGAGGACGGTCTTCCTTGTCCCCATATCACGGCGTTGTCGATCGCAATTCCAAAGGCTTCCTCAATACGAGGCTGAATCTCGTCCCAAATGGGGTACTGGCTGTCCTCAAGCACATCTTCACCAATAGGCAATATGATCGCCAGCGGCTCGGCGTTGATATAGACATTCCTCCACGCCATGTGGTGAGTACCCTTCAGCCCCGGAATGCCAGTCTCTCCGGTTACTGCGGTTGCTTCGACGTCAGCACCTGTTTCAAGGTTATCATCCGTGGTCGCAGTAATAAAACTCGCGGCTCCCATCGAATTCAAAACAGGCATCCTGAGCGTCCTCGAGCTCATGTTCGGCAGTCTCCTAAACAAGCTCAACGTAGCAGATGTTTCCGTAATGCCCTTGATGACTTCATTAGCAACTTCCTGCGGGATACGCGGAAGCGCGTCAAATTCCGTGGTCGCGTACTGTCCGCTCGTTCCTATTTCAGCCATTTACAATTCTCCTTTTTAAAATTTTAACGACTCGCCATCCTTCGTATGGCTTCATTCATGTCGACCTTTCCGCCCTTGTCCTTCGGCTGAGTGAAGGTTCCACCGCTCTTTTTAGGCGGTTCTTCAGCCTTCAACTTAGGGTAGGCTTCCAGCGTCTCTTTCAACACCTTTTCAATGTCCTTTTGCGACATTCCCGGCTCAAGTTTCCCAGTTCCTTTTAGGAATGCCCACGTAAGCTCCACATCTGCTCCGACGCTTATAGCTGCCTTGTGAAACGTGTTTTGCAATCGTTCATTCTGTATTTCATTCTGCAATTCCTGTATCTTTTTAAGTGCAGCGTCCACGTCGGCTTTACCTTCCTTGTCGTCTCCGAACCCGAGAGCTTTTCCAAGGTTCTTTTTGAGAGCCTCTATCTCTTCAGCAAGAGCCTTGCGCTCGGTCCTGTACTTGGCTGCCTCTTTCCTGACGGCCTCCAACTCTTTCCTTAGAGCTTCAGGGTCCGGCCCTGTTTGCTCCTTGCCTTCAGCAGTTTCCTGCTGCTCGGCTTCGTTCGAGGACTGATCTCCGGGATCGTCCTCGGCAAACATCTGCAAATCAAACTTACGCCTCAATGCGTCTAGCATCCTGTTGGCCCTCCTTTTCAAATCAAGGTGCACCTGGCACCTTGTATATATTATACACTTTCTCTGTCCCTTTGTCTATTTCTCCCTGTGTCATCTAAAAACTCACGTAGTTTAGCTTGCTTTTCTCTTACTTTACTAGCTGCTTTCTTCTTCTCTTCATCTGTGATAGCAACAGCTTGTCGTTGCTTCCATCGTCGAATATCACGTTCAAGCTTGCGTTGCTCTTGTGCTTCCTCGAAGTCCCCTTTTCCTACCTGCTCTTTTGTCGGCTTCTCCGTAAGCCCCGGGATATACGCTCCCAGCGAATGTCCGCAGTTCGGATGAAAAAGTCCTTCTGCTATAGCAGTGTCAAGAGCCGGATATTCGTCACTTTTTCCAGATATGCTTAGCACCTGACCTTCCCACGGCTCACACAATGGACATGAATCAGCATGAAAGCTCACAATCACTAAATCATAATCATTGTCTCGAAGTCTCTGTATCGCGCCTTCGATAGCTGCTTGTCCTGTCGTAGAACGTGTCGCCATTTCAGCATATGAGCGAAGCGACCAGCTACGGCCCGCCTTGTCTGTAAATCCCGTTATACCTTTGTCGGCAAATTCATTTAACGCTCGTTGTGTCGCCTGTTGTCTCGTATCCACTCCGAGTTCTACCATCTGCGACGCTTTTCCAATGATTGAACGGTATTCATCAAGCGCCTGTCTCGTAATCCTCAAATGAGTTTCACCTAATGTCCCGGACAATTGCTTCGTTAGTACTACAACCTTTTGTTCGTCGATCGTTCCGAACCCGGTTTTGATAGGTTTCCTCAGTTTTTTAAGGTCCGCTTCAACGCCCTTTTGTCCGGTAACATACGCCTTTTTGGTCGTGTCTGCGGCCATCCCCGGCATCTTCTTGTCAAGGTTCGCTACAAGCTTTTCCAGTTTCGATTTTACCTTGCTGATTTCCGCCTGTTTGATTGCAGCCCACTCGGGAGCGTATATGTCGTCGGCTAACTCATTAGCGACAATCTCAAGCATCCTCGTTTCAGCTTCAGTGTAAAGTTCTAACAAGTCTCGTGCTAACCGTTCAGCGTATCGAGGACTGATGGACATGATTACCACTCTCTGAAGTCAGGTTCAGTCACCGCTCGTCCGCTTTCCTCCATGATACGCTTTACTTCGGCCTGCACTTGCTCAATGCTCCAT